TCAGCACTCAAATATATTATGCGCTAGTACCTGCTATACTTATATAAAACAAAGGGATAAAAATGACAAAAAGTTTACTACAGCAGGTTATGTTAAAAGAATCAGAAAAGAAGCAAGCGAAGATAGAACAAGATAATATATTTGATTCTGATGCAATGATTGAAAAGATTAATCTTGGGTACACTATTTTGCGTGGTCCAAAGCATACACAGAAAAAGACATTTGCTCCATCAACTATCGTATACGGTCATGGAGAATGTCCAAGATACTGGTATCTAGCTTTTAATGGTGCAACGTTTGAAGATAATACTGATGCATACTCAGCAGCAAACATGACTGCTGGTACTTTGTCTCACGATAGAATTCAGTCAGCAATGATGAACTCTGGAATTGCAAAAACGTATATTAACGATAAAAATGAAAAGACTACAGAGTTTAAGGTAATACATAATGATCCACCAATCTTTGGTTATGGTGATGCCATGCTTGATTGGGAAGGAGAAGAAATCGTTGGTGAAATTAAAACAATGATGAGCGAGGCATACGAGTATCGTAAAAAAACTAATAAACCAAAAACTGGTCACTTAGTTCAGCTTTTAATTTACATGAAGATTCTTGGTAAATCAAAAGGTGCATTAATTTATGAAAACAAAAACAATCACGACCTAATGATTATTCCAGTAGAAGTAAATGATGGATACATTAAATGGATTAATTATGCATTTGATTGGATGAGAGAAGTTCGCAAAGCTTGGGAAGATCAAACATTGCCAACAAAAAATTATCGTAATAACTCAAAAGTTTGTAAGTCATGTCCTATCAAAGCAGCATGCTCTGATGCAGGTACAGGCGTAATAAAAATAGCGTCATTAGAGGAACTGAGTGAAACTTTGTAGTAGATCTGACTGCGATATTTATTTTATTCCAAAGGTAAGCTACCAAGTTTACTGTTCGGAAGATTGCAGGACCTTTGCTACAAAAGAAAAAATAGCAGAACGATATCAGGCTACACGTCGTCAAAAAAGATTAGGCAAGGTAAGAAAATGCTTAGGTGGTTGTGGAGTAGATCTATCAATCTATAATGATTCTGGATTTTGTTCAAACTGCAATATAAGCGAAAAGCTAGTAAACAAAATGTTAAAAGAAATAAAGGGGATAGTTCAATATGAACAAGATAATTGAGGCAACTCAGTCACCTACCCCTGAAAGAATTTGTGCTATTGATGCAAGTACTAACAGTCTTGCATATGCAACATTTCACAATGGAGACTTAAAAGAATGTGGAAAAATTGATTTTTCAGGAAAAGATATTTATCAAAAAGTTGGAGATGCAGCAGTAAAGACAAGACTATATTTTGAAAAATATATTAATGTTGATGCCATTGTTATTGAACATACAGTGTTTATGAATAGTCCAAAGACTGCTGCAGACCTTGCTCTTGTTCAGGGAGCACTACTAGGTGCTGCTGCAATGAGTGGCATAACTTCTGTTGGAAAAGTTTCTCCAATTACATGGCAAAACTTTATTGGGAATAAAAAAATATCTAAAGATGAGCAACTTTTTATAAGATCACAAAATCCTGGAAAGTCTTTATCTTGGTATAAATCATACGAAAGAAATCTAAGAAAAGAAAGAACTATTAAGTTTATTAATACTATCTATGATAAAAAAATCACAGATAATGATGTTGCAGATGCCTGCGGTATAGGTCATTGGGCAGCAAGTAACTGGAATAAAGCTATTGGAGTTGACAAATAATACTATGGCTGGTAAACTATATACATCAGAAGTTTGGTTGCGTAAAAGATTTTTAATAGATAAAAAATCTCCAGAGGATATTGCTAAAGAGTGTGGATCAAGCGTAGAGACCATCTATGTTTATCTTGCTAAATTTAACTTAAGGAAGTCAAAAAGATGAGTAAAGCACAGAAAGTTCTTATTGGTTTAGGTATTGCTGGTGCAGTAGGTGTTACATATGTATTTACGGCACTAAGAGGATTGCCAGAATTATTTGATTGGGAGGCAGAAGATGAGTGATAATTTAACAATTACAGTTGATCAAGTAAATCATCCACGACACTACACAACAGATCCTTCTGGGGTAGAGTGTATAGAAATTACACGTCATCGCAACTTTAATATTGGAAATGCATTTAAATATCTTTGGAGAGCAGGACTTAAAGATGAAGCAAAGACTATTCAGGATCTAGAAAAAGCAATCTTTTACATTAAAGATGAAATAAATAGACTAGAAGGAAAGTATGTCAACTGAAGAAGAGCTTGTCAAACATCTTGACATGATGAATACTGTTGTTGGAGAATATCTTAAAGGAAGCGACCCAACAAAAATTTCTAAAGAGTTAGCCCTTCCAAGAGTTCGTGTTGTTGCATACATTGATGAATGGAAAGAAAAGACATCAAACAATACGGCAATCCGTGCTAGAGCTAAAGATGCACTTGCTGGTGCAGATGCACACTACAGTAAGTTAATTTTAAAATCATATGAAGTTATTGATGAAGCATCAATGACAAATAATCTTAGTGCAAAAACATCTGCTATTAAATTAGTAATGGACATTGAGTCTAAACGCATTGATATGTTGCAAAAGGCTGGACTTCTTGAAAATAAAGAACTTGCAGAAGAGATGGTTGAAATTGAACGTAGACAAGAAGTTCTTGTTGGAATTCTTAGAGACATAGCCTCTTCTCATCCAGACATTCGTGATTTAATAATGCAAAGACTTTCTGCAATCGCAAAAGAGGGAGAAGTGATTACAGTTGTCCACGATGTTCAATGATTTTTTTGAGGTATTGAAAAATAATAACTTTGAAGAAATGCCAGTAGATGCTAAAACATTTGTTGAGGGTGAAGCATACTTAAACCAACCACCACTATCAGATGTTCAGTATGACATTGTGGAAGCCATGAGTCAGATATATAGGCAAGAAGATCTTATAGACATAATGGGAGACTCAGAAGGAAGAAAATACTATAAGAAATATACAAAGAATGAAGTTATTCTGCAACTAGGAAAAGGTTCTGGAAAAGATTTTACCTCTACAGTTGCTTGTTCTTATATCGTATATAAATTACTTTGCTTAAAAGATCCTGCTAGATATTTTGGAAAACCAAGTGGTGATGCAATAGATATTATAAATATTGCTATTAACGCTCAACAGGCTAAGAATGTTTTCTTTAAGGGTTTTAAAAATAAGATTGAAAAGTCTGAATGGTTTGCTGGCAAATACAATTCAAAAGCTGAGTCAATTGAGTTTGACAAAGGCATAACAGTTTATTCTGGTCACTCAGAAAGAGAATCACATGAGGGTTTGAACTTAATCCTTGCAGTACTTGATGAAATTTCAGGGTTTGCAAATGAAGTTGGCACTGCAAACGATCAAGGTAAAACTGCTGACAACATATACAAAGCATTCCGTGCTTCCGTAGACTCTCGTTTTCCTGACTTAGGAAAGGTTGCATTGCTTTCATTCCCCAGATATCCAGGGGACTTTATATCTCAAAAATATGAAGCAGCAATTATGGAAAAAGAAATAGTAACAAAGACACACAGATTTATAATGAATCCAGAGTTTCCAGATGATCTTGAAGGTAATTATTTAGATATTGCCTGGGATGAAGATACTATTATCGCTTATAAATACCCTGGAGTATTTGCATTAAAGAGACCAACATGGGTAGTAAACCCAACAAGACAAATTGATGATTTTAAGTTAGCATTTTTTACTGACATGGGTGATGCTATGCAACGCTTTGCATGCATTCCAACATACTCTTCAGACGCATTCTTCAAACAAAAAGAAAAGCTTGAAAAATGTATGACTACAAGAAATCCAATTGATTCTAATAAAAGGTTTGATGCCTCATTTGTTCCAGATCCAGATAAAATTTATTATGTACATGCTGACCTTGCACAAAAACACGATAAGTGTGCAGTAGCAATTGCCCATGTTGACAAATGGGTTAACCTTCAGGTCGTAAAAGACTATGAGCAGGTTGCTCCTATGATTGTTGTTGATGCTGTGGTTTGGTGGGAACCAAAAGTTGAGGGACCAGTTAATTTATCTGAAGTAAAACAATGGATTCAAAACCTTCGTAGACAAGGATTTAACCTAGGAATGGTTAGCTTTGACAGATGGCAGTCATTTGATATTCAGCAAGAACTTCAAGCAGTAGGAATAAGAACTGACACTGTTTCTGTTGGTAAAAAACATTACGAAGATCTAGCAATGATGGTTTATGAAGAAAGAGTCATAATGCCACACATACCACTTCTCCTTGATGAAATGTCAGAACTTAAAATTATTAATGATAAAAAGGTTGATCACCCTAGAAAAAAATCTAAAGATCTTTCAGATGCTGTAACAGGTGCTGTCTTTGGTGCATTATCACATACACCAAAAAATACGAATATAGAAATAGAAATACACACATGGTCTTCTAGTTCATCACAGACTTCAAAAACTCAAGAGTCTATGATAGAATTAGATAGTCAGAAAATTCCTGAAAATGTCAGGGATTATCTTGATCAATTTAAACTAATATAAAATAAACAAGGAGAATAATGAATTCATTTAAGAAAATCTCAGTTGCTATCGCTGCAGCCTTAGCAATGGGCACAATGGTTGGAGTTACATCAGCAACTGCTGCTACAACTCTAACTGTAAACTCAGTTGCTGCCGTAGGCGGAACAACTGCTGTAAGCCCAGTATCAATTCCAGTGCCAGACCAGAACAATGTTCTTGTCTCAAAGGCATTAACAATCGTAGTAGATTCACTTGCTGCTAATACAGTAGTAACAGCATCTGCAACAAACGGTAAGATTCTAACAACAATTGGTACAGCCTTGGCTCCAGTAGTTGCAACAGCAGGATCTGCAACAGCATCAGTTAATACAGGTAGTGGCGCTACTGCAACATTCTATGTATTTACAACATCTGTAGCAGATGGATCTGTAGTAGTTACAGTTGGTGGATCATCAACTACATACTACTTTAAGGGTTCAGCTGGAGCACTTAATGCAATCACAATGTCAACACCAGATACTGCTGCTGCAGGAACAACTCAAAAGGTAGTTCTTGGCGCATACGATGTATTTGGAAATGCTATTGCTGCTGCATCAGTTAGCCTTCAGGTTGTTACATCAACCGCATCAACAACAACTGTACATACAACAGATACAGCAACAGCAGGATCAACAGTTCTTGGTTTTAAGACTGTAGATGTAACTGTTCCAGCATCTGGATCAATCACTCTTGTTGCAACAGCAACAGTTGCTGCAGCAGTAGCAGGTCTTGCAGCACCAGTAGGAGTTGCAGTTAAGAATGTAGCAATTCGTGATCTTGCAACAGAGCTTGCTTCTGTTCAGGCACAACTTGCTGCTGAGCGAGCAGCACATGCTGCAACAAAAGCTGCTGCAGTATCAGCAAAGGATGCTTCAGATTTAGCACTTGCAACTGCAATTGCAGATCATAAGGCAAAGTTTAATGCACTTGCTAAGAAGTGGAATGCAAAGAATCCACGTGCTAGAGTTGCATTAGTTAAGTAACTTAATACAACAATTAGGGGAGTCAATTAACTTTGGCTCCCTTTTTTGTGCAATAAAATGATATAATAGCCTTATCAAACATCTTGGAAAGGATGTGACCCTACATTAAAACTTTCCTACTAAAGAGTGGTTTGGTGGGAATCTTGGTAGTTTTGTGGCTTATATTCGCCCCAGCTGAATTTTCCTATGCCGAAGATGAAATAACATTACAGGTATCATCATCAAACACAACAACAGCACAAATTTTACCAGGATCAACGGTAGCTATTCAAACACCAACAGCCATTATAGAGGCAGCAGAGACTGCAATAACTCAGGCTGAAACAGCAACGGAAATCATAGAAACCCAAGCAGAAGCCATTACAAGCCCTACAGAGACTATTACAGCCACTATCACACAGGCTCAGACCTCTATAACTCAGGCTCAGACAGTAGTAGATAGTGCTACTGTGGCTTTAGCACACAAAGAAGAAGCAGAAACAACAGCAGAAGTTGCTATAGAAGAAAAAAATATAGCATTGTCTAACCTTCAAACAGCCACGACTACTCTACAATCAAAAACAACAGCATTAAATGTTGCCACAACTGCAGTAAATACACAAACTGTTGTAGTAAATACTGAGACATCTGAACTAACTGCTTTACAAAATACCCCATCAAATTCTATGACATATACAACTGATGGATATGTTGCTCCAGAAAATATAGATACAAACGTAATAAGCACTGTTGTTCTGCCACCGATGGGTGATGCCTCTACAAAAATTACAACACCATTTGATATTAAATTAGGTGAAACAGTATATGAAGGTCAAGGAAACAATAGTCAACTATATGTAACATCTAAGTCAGCACTGACATTTGGCCAAGGAGATCACACATATTGGGATTGGCCATCAATTGCTGGTATTTATGTATTTCAATCTGATTATATGAGTAGTGGAACTGGAGCATCTATTACTGTAACCACTACATCAAATACCCTTGCAATATCTTGGGATTTAAAAAGATTTGGAGATAGCAATGGTCCAACAACTAACACAGATTTATATATGATTGTGAATCCAGATTCTGGAGAATGGACTGCTACTGCAACAATTGCTGGAAATACTACTGGACTTTATGGTGGACCTAGAACTGGAGTAAGAGAAGTAACAGGTCAGCCAGTTCAATCAATGATGTCTGTAGGTAATGAGCAGTTGCAATCACAAATAGCAGACCAACAAATAGTAGTTCAACAAGAAACTACAAAGTTAAATAATTTAATTACAGTTAAAGATATTGCTTTATCTGAAAAAACAATTGCTACTGAAAATGTCGCTACAACAACTACAGTTTATAATACAAAAAATATAGCAGCAACAAATGCAATATCTTTTTTGACACATACAACTAATCTTGCAAATCAAGCAGTTGCATTAATTGCACCAGCAATTTCTAATATGAATTATGCAGTGTCTGAAGCAGAAGAAATAGTTAGTAATACCTTGGAACAAGAAGAAGCAGCAAGACAAGCAGCAGCAGCTGCATATCAGGCACAAATGCAAGCACAGGCAGAGGCAGAAGCAGCAGCGGAGGCTGCAGCACAGGCAGAGGCAGAAGCAGCAGCGGAGGCTGCAGCACAGGCAGAGGCAGAAGCAGCAGCGGAGGCTGCAGCACAGGCAGAGGAAGAAGCACAAGCTGAGGCTGATA